CGAGGAGGGCTTCGGTGATGACGCCGTCTGGTACAAAGGTATGGAAACAAATTCCCAGTTGAAAGTCCCGTCCTGTACCCTGAACTTGCCCGTCAAAGGATTGGGCGCGAACAGATGTTCGGGATTCTCACAGATGCTGGAAAAGACGCCGCTCAACTCATTGATGAAGTTGACGCCACTGGTGAGGGCCCATCCGGAGTCCAGATACATATCCGGAAACTTCGCAGTGAACCAGGTGTCCTTGGGGACGACGTCGCACTTAATACGGAACTTGATGTGCATGCCATGTTCAACATCGTAGACGATCTTAGCCTCATGGAGGTTTGTGAATTCGCCATTGATTTTGTGACTCACACGGTTATTAATCCTGTTCAGTGCATTGTACGTGTGCCCGAGGATGCCCTCGCCGTGACGATTGCAACGCTCATGCAGCTCCATGCCGGTTTGGTCGATCTCCCACGCACACGTCTCGACGGGTACGTGCCCAGGAGCAGCCTTCTTCTCGTTCCAAGGGTCGCTCATCATCTTGCCAAACTTGTCCAACACTTCCTCACGAGGGCGATGTTTGATGGACATATCGTAGAAAATGCCATCGTGCTCATCAAAGAGAATGTGCTGGAAAATGGTCGTGCTGATGATGTTGACGGCAAGCAGCTTCAGAGTGTTATCAACAACAATCCGGGCTGCCTTTGCGGACTTGAGAACTGACTCTTTCTTCCCATTGCCTTTCCGCTGCCCAATGTCGCCGGGCCCAGTCGTGGTCTGCAACTCGAGACGGATGGCTTCAACCTGTTCCTGCGTGAATTTCGACATCACAATTTCCTTGAATGTCTTGTTCGCGAAGTGGTGCTGGTAAGCCCTGTCGATTGCTTCATCCGTCAAGCACACGAGATTGAACTTCCTCCAAAACTTGTGGAGCCGGTGTGCAGCTTTCGACCTCTTATCGAAGAAAAGGGCCGGGAAGTCACCGTTCGCATCCGCGAACACTGACTTCTTAACCGACGAGCGATGCTCGAGGGCTGCTGCCACAGAGGGCTTGTCCTCGGAATGATGGACAGTGCACTCATGCGTGATGGCTCCGACAGCGAGGGCTGAAGGATGTGCGACGGGTCCCATGACTGAGTCAGGAGGCGGACTAAGATAAGTAGAGTCTGCGAGTCGTGTGTCGACGCCGGTCGTCAATTGTCGGAAGTGTGATGTAGTGTCCCAGACGCACTGTGACTTGGCCCCAAACAGCTTGCGACAAATCTTGAAAGGAGATGCCAGCATGACTGATTGGGGGTACATACGACCGTGATCGGCGACGAACTGCCACAAATTTCGCATCCTCTGAATCTTCGTCTGAGGTGGCGGATCTGCGGGTGGAGCCGGGGCTGCAGCAAGAGGCTGCGGCAACTTCGGCTCACCGTTCGGAAGAATGGTACCAACTGGAATGCGCTCGTCGTCACTGTCAATGCCATCATCAGAGTTGTCATCGGCAAATTGTTCGGAGAACGGCCGACACTCAGCTAAGATGCGGAGCTTGAACTCGCCATTGGAAATGAGACGGCGGATGACGCCGGTGAGTGGGTGGTTGGGTGAATAGAATGTCTGCGGCGTGTACCAACGAGGGTTGAACACGAGCATGCCATCATCAATGTCACCAGCGCCACATTCCGCGCAGTACTCATGGTTACCATTGCAACCACAGTTCTGGCAAAACGGGCATTCCGTTCCACACATTCGGCAAACACTGCCTTCGTCTCCTTCCCAGACGCTTTCAGAGCTTTGACTGACGGAGTCATTCAAGCCAGAAGCCAGGAGTCCCAAGCCTGCGGCCGAAGCGGCAGGTGGGGGTTGAGGTGCTGCAGCGCTCTCCTTCGCGGCCGCCTCCAGTAGCAACTTTGCCGCGCAGCCGTGGCCGGCAGCGACAAA